GTCGGGAGTTCGAATCTCTCACAGTTGCGCCAAACTACTCCGTGCAGACCCTTAGCCCGCTACCCCGCGGGCATCTTTTTATCTGGAGCCTGAATGATCATCCACGGAATGTTGGGCCTCGGCGATAATCTCTTCGAGCGCCCCTTTATCAAAGCGCTACCGAAACCGGTTTACCTCTCGACCCCTTGGCCGTTCATCTTCCACGACATCCCCGGCGTCCAGTTCCTACAGCCCCAAACCACTCTCCGCACCCAGTCCAAAAACATTGCCCGTCACAACACGTGGACGATGCCGCCGACGCGACAACCTACCAGACAGATCCGCTACGGCGCCGAGGGCATCATTCCCGGCATGACGGCGAGCTTCGGCGTTGCGCCTGGTGCGTTCGATCTGCCGCCGCTTCCACCGTCTCCCGAGTCCGGCCTGTACGTGGTTGTGCGCCCGGCGACAGTGCGCAGCGAGTGGCGCGCCGATACGCGGAACCCTGACCCTGAGTACATCGCATGGGCCTCAGCTGATGCCATGCGCCGCGGGTACAGAGTGATCAGCGTGGCGGATTTGCAAGACGGCGCGGAGTGGGGCGTTGATCCGATGCCGCCGGCCGACGTGCGCTACCACAAGGGCGAGCTACCCGTGGAGCAGTTGCTCTCACTCGTCGCCAATGCGTCGGCGGTGATAGGCGGTATCGGCTGGCTCGTACCTGCTGCGCTTGCTGCACGCGTTCCGGCCTGGATCATCTGCGGCGGCCAGGGCGGGTTCAACTCTCCGCAGCAGATTTGCCCGCCGGGCAGTACAATTACCTTTGCAGTGCCCGATCGCATGTGCGGTTGCCGGCTCAAGACGCACAATTGTGATAAGAGGATTTCAAATTATGACGCAAAGCTTACCGAGTGGGCTGACCGACACCTTGCTCTGGTCTGAGGAACTTGGCCGGGGGTTTCACACTCGGCCGGCCATGCGCTACGAGGGTCAGTATTTCGCGCACTACCAGAAGCTGGACGCTACGCCGATGGGCGGCCTGCTGACCAAAGCGAGATGCCAGCTGGTGCAGAAGTACACCGACGCTTCACTCGGAGTAGACATTGGCATCGGGGGCGGCCGGTACGTGATGGAGTCACGCGGCAACGGGTACGACGTGTGCGACGATGCTGTCGAGTGGCTGCAGCGGATCTACTCCTACGTCGACCCGTACGCGGCACCGGTCAACCACGTGACGTGCTGGGACAGCCTGGAGCACATCCCTGATCCTGAAGCGTTGCTGCGCCAGGCCACCGACTGGCTGTTCGTGTCGATGCCGATCTACGACGGCCTGAGCGACGTGCTGCAGTCGAAGCACTACAAGCCGGGAGAGCATTTGCACTATTGGACGCTGCAAGGCTTCGTGAAATGGTGCGAGGCGCAGGGGTTTGAGTGCGTCGAAGTGAACCATGCCGAGTCTGAGTTGGGCCGCGAGGGCATTACGTCATTCGCTTTTAAACGTGTAACTGGAGAGTAAAATGAACGACAAAGAAATCGAGCAAGAGATCCAGGCTAAGGGGTTGACCGCGCCGCGCATCACTCCGGCAGACCTGCAGGAGAACATCGTAGACTGCTACTACTTCACCGGGAAGGATGGCGCAATGGGCGCGCTTGAGCCAATGACCCAGCTGACCGGGTACCACGACCAGCTTCGACTGCTCACCTTTTGCGTGTTGATTCTACGTAATGGCTTCACCGTCACAGGCGAGTCGGCCTGCGCCAGCCCTGAAAACTTCGACGCCGAGATCGGCAAGAAGATCGCTCGTCAGAATGCCGAGCAGAAGATCTGGCCGCTTATGGGCTACGCACTGAAGCAGAAGCTTCACGAATCAGCCTAAACGGCTGACGCCCAGCCCGCAGCTACCAATGCCGAAAGGTACGTGCTGCGGGCTTTTTGTTATACTCGGCCCAACCGAGGGCCTGACCATGGCAGACTGGATCACCTACAAGCTGAAAGGCGCGGAAGAACTGAGCCGCGTTTTCAAGACGTTGCCCGCGGAGCTACAGCGCCAGGTCGTGGTGCCTGCGGCAAAAGACGCCATGGATATCGTGTTGCGCGATGCAATCAATCGGGCCAGCGCGATCGATGATCCCCGCACGATTCCCGACATCTCGAAGAACATCGCGCTCACTGAAGACAAAGGCTATTTTGCAGAGACTGGTTCGACAAAGATTTCCGTGGGCGTGCGCAAGACTCGCAAGGGCCAACGTGGCGGCAACACTTTCTATTGGTGGTGGGTCGAGTTAGGCACCAGCCGCAACCGCGCGCAACCATTCATGCGTAACGCCCTTGGGCAGAACCAGCAAGCAGTGTTTCAGGAATTCCTCAGCTCGGCCAAGTTCCAGCTGATCAAATTGGGGCTCAACTGATGGACGTACCGTTCTACACAACCTGCAAAGCTGATCCAACCGTCCAGGCGCTGCTCGGCGGTACGTCGCCACGCATCTACCCATTTGGCCAGGCGCCACAGGACGTCGCCAAGCCCTACGTGGTCTATCAGTGGGTCGGAGGTGCCCCGTTCAACATGCTCAACTGCCGCCCGGATGCTGATCAGGCCAGCCTGCAGGTGGACGTCTACGGCCTGACGACTCAGTCGACTACCGCTGTCGCGAAGGCAATCCGCTATGCGATCGAGCTGGACAGCTACGTGACCTCTTACCGAGGCGACATGCGCGAAGAAGACACCAAGCTGTACCGCACCAGCTTTGATGTTGATTGGATCGTGAATCGTAGTTGACACACGCGTCACCCTGAGCTAACCTACGCTATTTGCCTCGACGTTATGGCGTGCTATCCTTGCGCGGACAGTACCCACTTCCACACGAGGCTCTACCAATGACCATCAAGGCCCAGGGCACCGACCTGTATGCCATTGACCCCGCAACAGGCACTCTGTTGGACGTGGGTTGCATTACCTCCATCGACGGCATCGACACCGCGATCGATCAAATCGAAACGACCTGTCTGAACGACCTGTCCCGCACCTACGAAGCTGGATTGGCCACTCCGGGCGCGGCGACCTTCGGCTTGCAGTTCGATCCAGCAGACCCTGCTCACATCCGTTTGCACCAGCTGAAGACCGCGGGCACCACGTTGCAGTGGGCCATTGGGTTCTCCGACGGCACCGTAGCGCCAACCGTCGGCACTGACAGTAACGGCGACGACGAGTTCGTTCTGCCGCCAACCCGTAGCTGGCTGACCTTCGAGGGCTACATGAACAGCTACCCGTTCACCTTCGGTCTGAACACCATGGTCACCTCAACCGTGGGTATCCAGGTCTCCGGCGAGCCGGTTCTCATTCCTAAGTCGTCGAGCTAATCCATGGCCCTGAATCTCAAAGACCTGGTAGCACAAGGCGCTTTCGTTAGCGCCTCAGCTCCGACCGTCAAGCGTGAAATCGTGTGGCACAACGTGGACGGCGAGGAGCAGAAGGCCGACATCTGGGTTCGCCTGGCGTCTTACCACACCATCACCAACACGTGGAAAGCCGCCGAAGGCAACCAGGAGCATTTGGCCGCGCGGATCGCGACCATGGTGTGCGACGAGGAAGGTGTGCCGATCTTCACCACCGGTGACGTACTCGGTACTGCCGATCCGTCCCGCGGGCCGATCTGCGACACCCTGTTCCTGGCGCTGATCACTGCGGTGAATGACGTGAACTCGGGAAAGAAGAACCCCCCGAAGACTACTGGTTCGAAATAGTTCTTAATGGCATAGGCGGTCGCACGATCGCCGAAGCTAAGCAGAACTTGACGATGAATGAGGCTCGACACTGGGCTCAGTACATTCGACGTCACGGGGGGTTGAACATCGCTGCACGTGTTGAACAATCCGCCGCGTTGATCTGCAGCACCGCCGCGCAGCTGATGGGCAACAAGAACGTCAAGGTCGCAGATTTCATCCCGAACCGGGAATCTGACGACGAACTGAAACTCGCCACACCGCAGGATTTCCTCCGCGTGTTGCAAGCCTCAAGGAAGCCGTAGATATGGCCGTTGGATCACTCGGGCAGTTGACAGTGGACCTCGTGGCCAATACCGCCGGCTTCGAGCGCGGCATGACTCAGGCTGAACGTGCCCTGGCATCCGCCACACGTGAGGCCAAGAAGCAAGGCGACGCGCTCGACCGCCTGGTCGGACAGATCGACCCAACCATCGCCGCCTATTCCCGCCTCGATAAGATGGAGCAGCAGCTCAAGGCGCACCGTGACGCCGGGCGCTTGCCGACTGAAGACTATAAGGTCTACAAGGCTCAGCTCGACGCAACTCGAGCGTCCCTAGCGCAGACCGATGCGGCGCTGACAAAAGGCGGCCTGAGCGCGAAGCAACTCGCCAACAACCTCCGCGGCGTTCCGGCCCAGTTCACCGACATCGCTGTTTCGCTCCAAGCGGGGCAGGCGCCTCTGACGGTTCTGCTGCAACAGGGCGGACAGCTGAAAGACATGTTCGGGGGCATTGGTCCGGCGGCCTCGGCGCTCGGCGGCTACGTCGTCGGTTTGATCAACCCCTTCACCGTCCTAGCCGCAACCCTCGGCACGATTACTGCACTGTTCATCGACGCGGAAAAGGAAGCGAGCGCGTTTAACAAAGCTCTGTTCAGCGGATCGGCCAGCTCGGGCCAGACCGCCTCGTCATTGGCCGAGTTGTCCAAAGACGCAGCGACCTTGACCGGCCGACTCGGCGAAGCAAAAGCTGCTGTAACGGCACTGGCCGCAGCGTCAGGACTTAGCGAAACGCAATTCCGTAACCTGGCAATCGCCGCAACAGCCATCGGCGAATTCACAGGTAAGAGCGCGGCTGAAGTAGCTAAGTCCCTCGGTGAGTTGGGCGACAATGCGACAAGCGCAGCGCAAAAGCTCAGCGCGCAGTATGGGTTGATCACTAACGAGCAGTACGAAGTAATCAAAGCGCTCGACCTTCAGGGCAAGAAGCAAGAAGCCCTGGACGTACTCAGCGCCACCTTGGCAGAGAATGCGCAAGCCCGGTTGAAGACCTATCGCGCTTCGCTCTCAGACCTTGAACGTGACTGGGACGATATCGGGACGGCGATCAGCAACGCCTACAGTAAAGTCCGTGGCGAGCTTTTCCCAGATGCGGCCAAGCAGATCGAACTTCTGGAACGAATTCTGCAGACGCGCAAAGAAGGCGGAGTTGCCGGCGCGATATCTACCGGGTTAGGGGAACTCGCCACTACGCTAGGACTGGCCGACGAAACAACCGAAGCGCTTGAAAAACAGTTGGCTTTGCTCAAGCAGGCCGAGACCTCCAAGAAAGCAGCCGCGGAGGCGGATGGTAAATCCCTACGTGATAATCAGGCTCTGATCAAACTCGATGCGGAGAGGATGAAAGCGGCGAAGTCTGCGCCTGCACCCCGAGCCTTCCGCGAAGACGCCGGCCAGAAGATGCTCGACAGCTTGCGCCAGCAGGCCGCCGCGCTGCAGGTGCAGTCGGAGGCTACCGAGAAATTGGGAGCGCAGGCACAGGCTTTGGCGCGCTTTGAGCAGCAAATCGCCGACATCAAGTCGAAGGACATTCAGACCGCCGACCAGAAGTCGCTGCTGGCCAGCGAGGACTTGCTGCGCGCGCAGCTCAAGCGCAACGTGGCGCTCGAACAAGAAGTGGCCGCACGCAAGCAGGCGTCAGAGGAGGCAGGCAAGCTCGCGGCGTTCCAAGAGAACCAGGCGTCTAAAATAACATCGGCCAAGGAGGCAAACCAGTCTCAGCTGGAAGGGTTGGGTCAAGGCTCAAAACTGCGAGAACGGCTGAAAGAAAATCTGGCGATAGAAAAAGAGTACCAAAACGAACAGGACAAACTTGAAGCTCAGCGTTCTAAAAATCAGATCAGCCCCGAGCGGTATAAAGAAGAGACTACGATACTCAAGGAGTCCCTTGCGGAACGACTTGTAAATCAACAGGACTACTACAACCAACTGGACGAGGCGCAGGGTTCGTTCTTCCTCGGCGCGTCTGAGGGCTGGGCCAATTGGGCAGACGAAGCGACGAATTACAGTGAGCAGGCAGCACAATTCGTCACCGGCACATTGGACTCCCTGAGCGGAGGTCTCGCTGATACGTTCATGTCAATTCTCGACGGAACCAAGTCCGTAGGTGACGCGTTCGCAGACCTCGGGGCGATGATGGTTGAAGCCGTAGTCGGCGCACTCGTCAAGATGGCCGCACAGTGGCTCGTTTATCAGGCCGTGCAGCTCTTGGTCGGGTCAACCACGTCGGCTGCTTCCATAGCCCAAGCTAGCCTGACGGGAACAGCTATAGCCGCAGCCTATGCCCCCGCCGCAGCCTTGGCATCCTTGGCTTCGTTCGGCACTAACTCCATCCCCGCAACGGCGGCAATCCTTTCTACAACCGCTGTAGCGGAAGGCGTCGCGTTAGCAGGTATGGCGCACGATGGCATCGACGCGGTGCCGCAGACTGGCACGTGGCTGCTCCAGAAGGGCGAGCGTGTGACCACAGCGCAGACCAGCGCCAAGCTCGACAAGACCCTGAACGACATAAAATCCCCAACAGGCATGGGCAACACTACGGTAAACTTGATCGAAGACGCATCACGCGCTGGCCAGAGTGAGAGAAGCCGGGGCCCTGACGGAGATGAGCAATTGGACGTTTTCGTAGCTGACCTTCTCGGGGACGGTAGAACTGCTCAAGCCTTCGAGCGGAAGTACAACCTGTCGACGGTAGGCCGCTAATGGCGATTCCAGCCTACCCGGAAGGGCTGCCCTGCCCGCTGCGGGAGAACTACGGGTTCACCCCGACGAACAACATCCGCCGCACCCCGATGGACAGTGGGCGCGCCCGGCAACGCATAGAGTTCCCGAACGCGCCGAGCATGGTGTCACTGCAGTGGATTCTGACGGGGCCGCAAGCCATGCTGTTCGAAGCGTGGGCCGCGCAGATCGTAGGAGCAGGCTGGTTCACGATACCATTGCTGAGCCCAATGGGATTCAACGAGGCGGAGGTCCGGTTTACCGAAGTTCCAGTCGGCGGCGAACTGACGGGCAAGTTCCTCTGGCGCTACCGTGTCACGTGTGAGCTGCGCAACCGTCCGCTGCTGCCGCCAGGTTGGGCCGAGCTGCTGCCATCGTTCGTGCTGAACCCGGAAATTTTCGATTACGCCATGAATGACGAATGGCCGCTTAACCCGTGGCAGGTGTACATTCTCGAAACCGATCAAGCAATTAATGAGGAGTGGCCGACGCCATGAGTTTTTACAATACTGGTAACCCGGTCCCTTCGATCGACCCGCGCGACCTGGACGACAACGCGAAGCATATTGATGAGCTGACGAACAGTACGTTCCCGACGTTCGTGGATCGACTTGGCACGACCCGTAGAACCCTGGCGGGGATTGAGGCGGACGCGGATGCCGTCACATTGCGCGGCGACCTTGCGGCGCCGGATGGCGCGGAGCTTGTCGGCCTGCGATCACCGCTGCCAGAAGCATTAGCTGAAACGGTAGCCGCCTGGATTTATCGCTTTCTGCCGGATCTGGAAACCTTCGGGGGTAAGGGCGACTACACCACTCTTAACGACGACGCTCTGGCTGACCTGCTGGCCAGCGGCGCTAAAGGGATGCGCCTTAACCAAGGCATCTATCGTTTTTCCGACACGGTAAATTTCCCGACAGGCTTTACTATTATCGGGGTCGGCTCACCGACTTTGGGCCACGGCACGCTTGACGACAAGCAATGGCTGAGGATCGGTTATAAGGATCAAATGCCGGGATCTTCCCTAATTTTTTCAGGTTCGCCGTCCACGTCATATCCGTGCCCTCAGCGTATTGGGGAGTTCGCGACTCTCAGCCCCTGCGTCCGCATCTACAAGGCGGGCGCCGGCTCAGTAGGAACGCACTGGTCTGGATTTGCGATCATTCAAGACATGGAATGCCGCGTTGCCGATGGCTCTAGGTCTACTCTGCCGGCAGAGGACAATCATGCAGCCGGGTATAACACCGGGCTAATGATCGACGATGTCGCGCAATTAAAACGAACCGACGTGGTTATGTTCGGGTACTTTTCATCGCTCGGTACGGCCATATCCTCGGTATCTGGAAACGACGACCCAGACTACAACCAGATGATCGGCGGATCGACGATGGGCCGGTATGGCTTCGGGCTTTTGGGTAGCAACAATGGCCCTGCATCGCACGGGTTGAGCGGAACTCATGCCTTCGGTCATGCTATGTACTCCCTCGATCACCATAGTCGCGGTGAGATGACCCCTACAGAGCTGGAGGACTACTACTCTACCGCCGACACATGGTCATGCCTGTACGTGGACGGGGACGTCGACGCCAGTTCGGCCGAGATCAATGGGCACGAGTTTCACGCATGTTCGATTCGGTCTAATGCAAACCACGCCATTCGCCACGACCACGTCTCAAACCTTAAATTTTTTGGCGGGGTCTATGAGTTTCGGTCGTATGGAATTCCAAACTCAACAACTCCTACGTTTCTCGCTACGGCAAACGCA